TTTAGTAGCTTCGATTTGTTTAGCTACGCTGGCTTCTAAATCTTTTTTCTCAAGCTCCTTAATGCGTTTATCTCTATCGGATATTAGTTGGTCTATGGCGTCGTTCTTTTCTTTTTCAGCTCGCAAAGCTTCAACCGTTCCCGCCTTAAAACGCGCCTCGGTAAATGTTTTCTCAAGGTCTAAAATCTTTTCATTTGTTTCGGCACGTACCTTTTGTTGTTCGGTTAGCTGGGTAACGAAAGCCTCGTTTTCGATTTGCGCTAAACGCTCGCGGGCTTTCTTCGCGTCTTCTTCGGCTTTCTTCGCCGCGTCCGATGCTTTGTCGGCACGCTCTTTATTTGCCGCGTTAGCGTTATCGGTACGCTCCTTTTCAATTTCTTTTAGCTTTAAGGTATAACCGTCGTTTGTTGACTCTAATTCGGCTAACCGTAGTTCGGCTTCGGCTACGGCTTTGTCGCCCTCTTTAGCCGTTGCTTCGGGGTCAAAAACAAAGTTAGCGGCAAAGGTTGTAACGCCCTCGTTTAACTTACTTATTTGCTCGTTTAACGTCGTTCCTATTTTCTCCAAACCTAGCTTTTCTGCGAACTGGTCATATATTAAAATTGCGGCATCAATACCCGCAGCCGAAACCCTAAACGCTATTGTTATTAATTCAATACCTACTCTACCTATACCCTGCAATACTTCAAATGCTAATTTAGAGTTTTCGACTTGCTGCTTTCGTACAGTCTTAGCGTTTTCAATATCAATTTTAGTTTGCTGTATCGACTGCTGTATTTTAAGTTGCTTTAACTTAATTATATCCTCTTCGGTTTTACCTTGTAGCTTTAACGCGTTTTCCTGTAACTCTAATAGCTTTAGTTCGTCATCTAGGCGTTGTAAGTTATTTTTAGTTGTTTCGTTTAGCTTTTCCTGTTCAGCGCTTACGCCCGTTATTAAGCCTTTAATATCGTCCCAGTAAGCAACGACCGCCCCGAGCGCTACCAATAACGCGCCTACACCCGTAGCGGCTAGGGCTACCTTTAAGCCTTTTAACGCGCCGCTAGTTAAGGCAACCGCCCCAGCGTAAACCCTTTGTGCTATTGTTAACGCTACGGTCTTTAGCTTGCTTTCTTCAAGTAATAAATTACTTATTTGCTGCAAACCGTTAGCGACCGCCATAGCGCCCTGAACCTTTAACAAGCTCTTTTGTAGGTCTTCATTTTCAGCTCCAAACAACGCCGCCGTACCTTGCACAACCTCGAACCCAGCGGCTAAACCTTGTACCGCTTGTAAGCCTGCATCGAATTTTAATGTATCGCTCGCGAGGTTACTAATACGTGCGCGGGTATCACCTATTTGGTCTTCGAGCCTCGCGCTTTCAGCTACTAAATTTCTAAACCTATCGCTAGTTACGTCGCCCGCTTCTTCGAGGGCTAGTATTTCATTTTTTAAACCGCGTAAGGTTCGAGTTAATGGTTCGGCTTTTTTGGTTACTTGTTCAATAGCCGTTGCATTTTGTTTTAACGCGTTGCTTATTTCGCCACCGCTAAACGCAGCCGCCGAAGTTTTGGCAGCGCCTTGAAAGGTCGTAGCTACAACCTTAGCCGTTTTAATAGCGCCCTTTTCTATTTCGCTATTCGCCTCGTTAATCTTATTAATTTCGGCGGTAAGGTCTGCAACCTCGGCGCGGTACTTAATTACTATTTCTGCCATCGCGGTTTTGCTTATAAAACATTTCAAATTTAAGTAAAAAAAGCTCGACCTCGCTTGCCATTAATTCCTTAAATTCTAAAACGTTGTTACCCGCAACGTGCATGACTTGTTCCCTTAAACTATCTTGCGCTTTCTTTGCCCGTCTTCCCGGTGAGTAGTCAGTAGGGCTAGAGCCTCGTTGAGCTTTTGTATTTGGGTTAGGTTGTATTCCCATAATACCGTTAAGTCTTGCGGCGAAATACTTAGTAAGGGTTTGAGTGCTGGTATATCCAATTTGGTAAAAAAAGCGTGCGACCCCTCCCCTGCCATCGCTTCAAATACTTCTAGTTTCTTTTTATGTATATCGGGGTTTATAATAGACGGGTTTTCGTCCGAGCGTACTACCCAAGTTGCGGCTATGTTTAATAATAGGTCGCGGTGTACTATCGTATTTTGGCGCTCCCTTATTATGTGTATGTAGGTAGCCATAACAGCCGCGTTCTTCGGGTTGCTTAACCCAGCGCCTAAAGCCTTTTCCATTTCCGTAAGTATCTGCTCCATTTCCGAACCCGATAAACCCGAGCTTAAACGCTCGAGTAAACCCATGCTCATAGCAAAGCGTTCTAACGGTAGGCTCGTTTCTTTCGGGAAGCGGTAATAAGTGTACCCTTCACGTTCAAATAATTGTACTAGGTTGTATTTAGGTAGCTCGGGGTTTCTATTGCGCCATAACATTAATCGCAGTCGACCGCCTAATCTTTTGAATAATTGCATCTAGTGTGTCTGTTAGTTCTATTTGTGCGCCGCTAATCATTTGCATAACGGTCGTTTCTTCAGCTTCGAATATGTAACTTATATCCGTTACGTTAATTATTATATCGGTTTCGCCTGCGTCGGTTTCGGTTATCTCGCGTAGTGTTTCGTCGTCCGTATCTAAACCGCGTTTAGCTTTTGCCGTACAAACGATAAACCCTAACATAGCCTTTAAGTCCAATAGCCGTTGGGGCATTCTTCGTCTTTAACGCGGGTTTTAGCTGGGAGAAAACAGCCGCACAGCTTACAGGTGTCTAGCCCTTTATGTCTATACTCGCATACCTGACAAACGGGGTAGCGTGTTTCGCTTAATGCGTTTGCCTCTTTGTTACTTGTTAGGTACAAATAAAAACCTTTGAATATTGATATTATCCGCCGCATTGAATACAGTCTAATAGGTTGATAGTGCCACCCGCTTCGGCATCGCTGTTTATGACAGCAAAGGTTATACAGGCGTAATCGTTTTCGCATATCGTAAAGTTATCGCAGCCTTGCAGCCGTATCGTATAGCCTTGCCCGTTATCTATCTTTGCGTTTTGAATACCTAGCAAACCGTCGCCGTCCGAAGTAGTTTCAAAGGTTTGTACGCGGTTTGTAGCGTTATGCGTAACCGTAACTGTATAGTTAGTGTTAGGTGTAACGTATCCGAAAAATATACCCGCCGCGCAACCGTCTACGGTTATACCACTATCGAAACAAGTGCTGCATACGCTCATATATAACGCTTTAAAATTGCATTCACAAAGTAACGAAAACAATCTAAATAATCGGCGCGCTCGGTTAAGTTTTTACGGTTTGCTTTTATTATTTGACCCTCCGCGTTACATTGCACTTGCTTAGCATCGAATACAAACCCCTTGCACGTTTTGCTATTAACCTTTATATCTAGCTTACGTAGCGCTGCGTTACAGTCAATACGGCTATTAACGTGGCGCGGGTTAGCGGGTATTATTATTTGGTTATCGGCTAACTTTAAACGCCGTTTAATTTGAATATAGGCGCTCGAGTTGTCGCGTTCCTGAATAGTACCGCCCTTGCCCATTGCATCGCCTGTAATACGTAATAAGCCCGTAGGTATGTTAAGCGCTTCGACCGCATCGCAAAACGCATCTATTGACCCGCGCTCTATCTTTATTTCGTCCACTACCCTAGCCGCACTACCTACGTTTTGAATTATCAAAGCGCATAAAGGGTTAATGTTAAAGTCCACACTAATAAAGGTCGGTAGGTGCGGGTTATGTGTTACGCTATCGTCAATATGTTTTGCATCGTCCCAAGCGTATAAGAAAGGGTTAGCAACGTCATCGAGTACGTCCCAATCGCCCTCGACGAAACGGGCGTACTGAATAGGCGGTAATTCCTTTAAGCTCTCTAGATATTCGGGTGCGATGTGCGGGTTATCCGTTATGCGGCTCGGTATGTAAGCCCAGCGTTCGGGTAGGGTGTTTTCCCGGTAACGATTGTATATAATCGACTTAACCCAATTTTGCGCTGGGTTACACGTAGCAAGGCAAACGATAGGCGGCTTACCGTGTGCTTTATTCCAGCTACCTATACGCTCTTGTACTTTGTAAAACGTTACCTCTTGCAGTTCGTTTACTTCGTCCAAGCCAGCGCCGTTTATTTCCAAACCCCTAAAGCGGTTTAGGTCTTTATCTTCGTCGAAACTTTCAGCCATAAAGATAAGCTCCGAGCCGTTGGTAAAAGTTATAACGTTTGTTTCTCTATTCCAATTTTTAACGTAGTTACTTACGCCGTCCATCATTATAGAGGCAAAGCTCGGGAACGTGGTGCGTTTTAAATCGGGTAGGCTTTTACGAATAACTGCCCACCTCGAGCGCGGGTAAGTTAAACAAAGCGATGTTAGGGTTAATAATAGCCAATACGTCTTACCGCCACGTATTGCCCCGCCGAAAACTATAACGCGTTTACTACCGTCTACGGCGTAATCGTACGCGGTCGTTTGTGTTTCGGTTAGGGTAAACTTCATTAATCGTTTTCGTCGTCGGTAAAGCCTTTAGTCGTTACGTAAATAGCAAAGGCAAACCCTAATAGTATCGCTGCCATTAATAACGCTACTCCCATTGTTTTAAGCATCTTTATCTTTTGTTTCGGTTCGCACAATAACGAGCGGCTCGGTCGTTGTTATTTGGCTCTCTCCGTTATTCGACCATAAACCGCGCTGCCTATTCGCTAACCAATGTTTAGCCGCTGGCGTGTCGGGCGGTAACTCTTTTCGGAGCTTTACTACTTCACCGTCCTTTGTTAATGCTTCTTCGACTATCGTTACACCGAGCGCACGTTTATACATTGCTTTAGTTACTTCAGCGTCTGCAACCTCACGCCCCCGCGTTAATGCCTCTAATAACTCGGGGTGTTCGTGCTTCCACAAATTTAAAGTGCTTTCAGCAATCCCGAATAATTTAGCTATGCTTTCGTCCTTTAAACCTAGCAATGCCATATCGTACACCTTTTCGGCAAACTCGGGCTTATACTTTTCGGGAGCGCCGCCGGGTAACGGTATGCGTTTCTTTATCTTATTACCTTTCGCGTTCATACCTTTTCAGTTTGTGCGTTAGTGTTTTCGCGTATCTTATCGAGTTGCTCGGTATTGTTATCGTAGTGGCGTTCTATACTTAGGCGTTTAACGGTTTGCCATTTGTCAGCTCCATTCGTGAAATATACGCGCAAACGCGGTACGCCTAACTCCTTTGCCAGTTCGTAAACCTCACGGCTAAATCGTTCGTTCCGGGCGGTTATAATATAAACATCGTCGCCGCGATTTATTGCGCGTTTGGCGGCTTCAAAACCCTTTGGCGTATCGAGTACGCCGTCAACGTCAAACGATACCCTCATTTTTTGTTTCGTGCTTTGCGCCACTTTTCAGCTTCGGCGTATGCTATCGCCGCCGCTTGCGACGGGCTGTAACCCTCTTCGATTAGCTTACGGATATTCATTTGTATAACGGCGTCGCTATCGCCCTGAAATAGTGGCATAATTACAAATTTACAAAATTATAGTTTATAACTATCAATGCGTTTTTTTACCATATCTATAAACCGTTCAATCATAGCGGCGTAGTATAGGTTAAACTCCTTATACCCTTCGGGGCTTTGCTCGAATAAAACGTATAGGGCGGCGCGTAGGCGCTGGCTTGGTGTCTTGCTTCCAAGCTCTGCGGCATCGAGCTTTAGGTTATTTAATAGCGCTTCGTCGTTATAGTTAAACTGTTCGCCCTTAAACGCCATAACGCCTATGCCGTTAGCCCATAGGTTTAACAGCTCGCTCATTTGTGAGGGCGTTAGCTCCTGCGTACCGATTATTACTTTAATGGTCTTATCGCGGCGGGTTGCTACGCTTTCAATCGCGCACGGTATGGTTAATAGGTTGCTCATAACGCCGCCTCGGTTTCGGTGTAGTATTCTTCGCCCGCGCTAGTGTGTGGGCTTGCTGGGTTAAATCCTAACGCCTCGTATGTAGCTCCCTCGTTAAAGGTGTCTATTATTAGGCTGCGTTCAATTTTAACGGCTGCTAAATATAGGTCGTATGTAAACGGCTGGCGCTTGTTTACTATTTGGTCGTAAAGGTAGTTTGTAACGGGGTGTAAGTTGTTAGCATCCATAATTAGGTTCGTGTTGTTTCTGTTTATAGTCGTGTTTCAGTTTATCGAGGTAGGCGCGTACTATACCTACTATTTGCTCG